TGCTGGGGTAGGTTTTAGTGGCTTCTAGGCATCGATAGTATTTATTCGAGTATTTCACAAGACTTCCTTTAGCAAACGGCTCAAAGACGCTGCTAGGGGTCGCTCCGAGGTCTGTAAATTGGTTTGAGGGTTTTTGAATTGTGTTGGTTATGAACTTTTTATCGATAATTAAGGAATATCGAGGGTCGAGCTTAGGTATCAGAAATTCTCGGTAATAGATTGTATTCAGAATAAGCCCTTTATTACCTAATGTGGGGTGAATCTGGGATTTTCTGCCGTATTCTCGCCTATTTATTTTCTCTTTATATATTTGTGGCAGTAGTGCGCCAGTCAATTTTTTCTCAGTCCCATTTGCAGCTATTAGACTAATACTTGGTCTGTAGTTTGTAGATGCATTTTGGATATTTGTGAGTGTGTATAGGGGAAAAAACTTATCATAACTTCCATTCAGCGAAAAATGTTTGTCATTATCTTCCGCAATAAATAGTGTAGAGAATGGCTTTCCTACAAAGTTCCTTGGCGCTAAAAACTCGTGACCAGATATTTTAGGGAAAGTAAATTCTGGCATTGTTTTATACTGCTGTCTCAGGAAGAGAATCAATCCAGTCTTCTAGAACTGCGGTCATTTTCTTATCCTTAGACTCAGAGTACTTCCGTAGCTTCTCAAGACGTTTCTCTGATAAATTTGCGTTAAATCTCTTGCTTTTGTCAATACTCATAATCTGTATACGATATGTTATAATCATATTATACATTAAAAGGTGATATTGCACAATGATAGAAGTTAAGGAAACATGGATATTGTACCAAACTACAAATATTTGTAATTTTAAAACTTATATAGGAGTCCACAAACTTTTAAATACTTGGAAATCTAAAAATTACCTTGGCAGCGGGAAAGCTATGAAAGCGGCTATAAAAAAATACGGCAGAGAAAATTTTACAAGAGTTACATTAGCTGAATTTTCTTGCGCTGAAGATGCTTATTTGGCTGAAGCAGAAATGGTCACTGAGGAGTTTATTAAGCGCTCTGACGTATATAATATGCAAGTTGGAGGGAAAGGGGGAACAGGAAGGAACCGCAAACATTCAGAAGAGACTAAGGCAAAAATTAGCGCGGCTCGAAAGGGACATAAATGTAATGTTGTTGGTCGTAAACTTCCCGAAGAACAAAGAGCAAAAATTGTAGCTTTTCATAATAAGCCTGAAACTAAAGCAAAACTAAGTGCTAGACGTAAAGGTAGCCATCATACAGAAGAGGCTAGAGCCAAGATAAGTAATACCAGTAAAAACAGAGTAGTTACAGCCGAGACTAAAGCTAAGATGTCTGCTACAAGAAAAGGCAAACCTAAAACTGAAGAACATAAATCTAAAATTAGCATCGCCACGAAAGGAAGTAAACATCCTAGAAGTGTGTCAGTTGTAATAGACGATATACATTATCCAACAGCCTCCTTTGCAGCAAGTGCAGTAAGCGTTCACCATAATACTGTATTAAGTAGAGTTAAATCCAATAGTCCAAAATGGGCAGAATGGCGCTTAGCCACTGATGCGGAAAAATTGCAGTATAATGCTTGTGCGCTATAATGAGTGCAATCAATAAAACTTTTTGTTATATCTATGCCGATGTTCGAGGAAGCAACCCAGTTAAGCCTATTAGACCTAGACGATTCTTTGCTGTTTGCTGGAACCCCTACGCCAATGGCAGCACTTCGCCAAGGGCAATATACGAGCGAGTACCAGAGCCTCACGACAGACGCACTTGCAACAATAACGCACCCTAACGAAAACGAGCGCCCTCCACTGAAATTGCTCAGCGAGATGGCAAACCGCGACCCCATAGCCTCTCAGTGCCTAGCTTTCAAGGCTTTACGCGCCCAAAATTCGTTCGGAGAATACTCCCACCCGAAAAAAGAGATAGAAGCGTTTATAAATAGCAACCTCAAAACTCTACCTAAAAGTTTCAAGAAGATTTTGTTTCAGATGTTTAGCTCAGTCATCCTTCACGGTGTCGCGGTCGCAGAATTTACAAAATCATCTAAGGTGCGAGGATACAGAGGTCAGTGGAGAATTGCGAATATTAACGTATTAAATCCTGAAAATATCATTAGTTTTGGAAAAACAATAAATAAAGGTGGGCATATAGAATTTGTGGAGTACGACAATGGAAATGGGAAAATAGTGAAAATCCCATACCAGAAGTGTCTGCATATTACGAATAATAGCGGTTCCGCCTTTGACCGAATGGCTGTGTGGGGTATTGGAGACGGCTTGAGCGCCCTGAATTATTACAAATTAAAAAAAGTGATACTCACACACCTCGCTCTTCGTATCAAAAACGACAGCGAAGGTCTACTCTGGGCGCAAACACCAAATAACGGTCGTACTACCTTAGTAGACCACAATGGAGCAGTAAAAAAAGACGACAAAGGCAAACCTCTCGAAGTTACTAAACAAACAGCCTTATCGTATCAATTAAAAGACATACAAAAACGTGGCTTCATAGTCACCGATAACGATGTTGAACTTTCTCGTATTCAGATACAAAACACTGCCGATAACCACTTTAAAGCACTAGAATATATCGATAGAGGCATCCAATCAAGTTTTGCCGTACCTTCAGGCATCTTTGACGTTAATAGCGGCTCAGGAACCACGAATCTCGGTAACAATGGTTTCGGTCAGAATTTCAAGATGACCTTTGACTCGACAATTTTTGCATTAACAACTACACTCAAGCACGAAATTATTCATAAAATGATTCGTGGCTTGCTGCATGACAATTTCCCTTCAAGTTGGTTTAGTGAAGATTGGGGCGAGTTTGTATTCGATGTCGAGGAAGACCAAGCAACAGTCAATGGTCGTCTCAGCACTATTACTTCACTTATCGCATCTGGCATTATTCCTGCCGATGATGTTGAGGTACTTAGCCTCATCCGTAAGAATCTTGGACTACCTTCGCTCGACGAAGAAGAAAAAGCCAAGAAGCAAGAAGATGCACTCAAAGCTGAGATACAAAAAGAGTTGCAAAAACAAAGTGAAGTTCTTGCACTTCAAGCTCAAATAAATCAGATGTCTGCCCCTATGCCGCCACCTGAAGGACAAGCTGAGCAATATCCTCCTCAAGAGGGAGCGCCGCAAGCATAGTAGTTATGTTATACTAAAAAAGTCCTAGAGGGATTCGTAGGCATTACGAAATTACTGATTTCTAGAGTCGGTGGTTGAACCTGTCAAAAACCGTAGGCATCACGGGACTCTTAACTGAGGCGCAAAAGTTAAGAGTCAAAACTGCCTGATATCTACAGGCTCTGAAAGGCTACTAACAGTCCTCAAACTTCGGAGCGAAACAGCAGACTAAGCCTCTCACTGAAGCTGAAACTAGTCTGCGCCCTCTTTATTCTTTTTCATCTGACGAAGTTGCCGCTTCTTCCTTCTTTTTTCTGACGTATTTCTTAGCTTCTTTTCCTACCACAGGACTAATCAGATTTTGTAGTCCTGTCTGATAAATATTTGCAAAGTTAGCGAAGTGTTTCATACTGTTAAATCGTATACCTTTAGTGAATCCTTTACTTACAATATCAGGTAGTCCAATTACTTTTCTGGCGTATTTTATGTTGTCTGGCGTAACCTTTTGAAGTGAAGCATTATCTATGAGATAAGCTTTGCTCTTCTTAGGATTAGGTATAGTGACATTTCTCTCGAATATATCGTCATGATAGAGATTTGCTTGTTCAACTAGTCGGCTTTGGCTTCGCCCTAATTGATTACCAAGTTTATACTTCTGCTTAGGGGACATATCATCAATATAATCTTCCAACATTCGCCCACCATATTTTTGAGTATATGCCACTGCTCCGTCAGATTGTTTTACCACATCTTTACCAACTTGAGGTACTACTCTAGTTTTTTCAGCTTTCTTTGCATTATGAAATTCCTCTCTAGCGTTTTTTTGGTCTAAAGCATCTTCAGGATAATTTCGTATGATAACTTGCCCCATTGACGGAACATAGTCAACTTTTTTTATGTTGCTATCGTAAAGATTTATTTTTTCAGGTCTAAGATTGAAATTAGCGAAGTTTTTCATCATATCTTTATGGGGTTGTGTCCACCGTAGTTGTAGATGAGTAAGCAGAGATTTTGGTGCTATTGAAAGCATACAGTCTAGCGTAATATACAGTCGTTCCACTCAATCCGAAGATTAAGAATTTGTTATCAGCAGACCTTGTAACACTCAGCTCCTCAAGAATTGTAAAGGTATTTGCTCTACTAATCTCAAGCGTGTAGTCAGTTGCGTTAACTACTTGCGAAAAAGTTAGTTCGACTTGTGACTCATCAAGTATATTGATATTAGTAATGCTTGGCGCTGAAGAGATAGTAAGCTCAGTATATGGTTCAATGGGTGTATTGATTGTAAGGGTAGTTGAAGGGTCAGTACTGCGGTCATCTCCGTTATACCCGTAAGCACGTAGGTAATATGTGCGATTAGGCTTAAGCAGAAGCTCAATATTATTGGAACTGCTCTCAAAATAAGTATTATCGAGCGTAAATGCACTATCTCGCGCCAAATTGAGCAGATACTTGGAATAACCACTTAGCACTACACTAGCTCGGTCAAAATCAGCACTTCCGTCAAGAGTTACTATAGGAATCGTAAGAGATGCAGTAGTAGGTTCCTCTGTATCGCTAAACAGATTAGTTTTGAATAAATACGGGATAGAAACGTTTGAGCTTGAGTCATATATAATTACCTGATATTGTGTGTCGGCAGAAAGAGATTCAAATGTGTAGCTGCTAACGTCACCAACATTTTTAGGGAACGTGAAACCACTTACAGGCACATAATTGCCAGTATCTAGCACTTTTAGTTGAACACTGTATGAAGTAGCTCCAGCATTACGTTTCCAGAAGGCAGAAAAGGAAGTCTTTCCAATAATGCCTTTGTAAACCGCCAAAGCTGATGTACTGACTATATTGGAGTAGATGCCCCCCTCAAAGTTGCCGCGAATATAGTAATTGGTACTAGAGTCAAGCAAATTCTCTGCATTGAAGCTGCCATTGTTCGCTACGCTTCTTGGATACCCCTTAAGCAAGAATTTGAAATCAGAATCAGTGCTAACTTCGAGATTGTCGAGATTGTAAGTCCAAGTGAGCAGATTTTTAGCTAGTTGAAGTATTGGTGCAGCCGCTTTGGTCGAGAAAGTCTGTATTGCAGTCGTTTTTGTGTCTCCAGAAGCTGTTTTTCCAGTAATTGTATAGCTATAATTGGTGCTTGGCTCTAGGAATAGGTCAATTGTGTGCGTATTAGTGTTGCCGAGGCTCTTATTACGATAAAAATTGACCCCCAAGTAAGCATTCGAGCTTGTTTTCCACACTGAAAGCAAATAATCGGTGTAGCTGCCATTTAAAGTCCAGCCAATGACAGCAGAAGTATCCGTAATGCTAGTTGTAGCAATTCCAGTGATGTTTGGAAGTGCTGCTGAGGTTGTTGCAGTAACTAAGTTGGAATAATCTGAGGACTGACTAGAATTGAGCGCTCTGATGCGTGAATAATAGGTTGTTGCGGGGCTAATACCTTCATTTAGTAACAAAGACCCAACATTTCCGACGATAGTCGAGTAAGCAATCGAAGCGAAAACTGATGAAGTGCTTAACTCAAACAAATAACGGGTTGCATAGCTGCGTAAAACCCATTGGAACAAGATGCTGCGCGAAGTGATTGTAGTTGGTGTAAGAAGTTGGGGCGGATTTAATGAAGTATTTAGGGAAAGCGTTGTGACGACTTGTGTGGCTGAATATGCAGTAGTCTGCCAAGGGGAAATTGCTTGTACTCGAACATAATAAATTGTATTTGCCGTTAGACCTGTGAAATTGACAAAGTTATTTTTGGTACTTACGGTTTGAGTAATCGAGCTAAAGTCAGATGTAGTTGAAATTTGAGCATTATAACTATCCGCTAAAGCCACTTTGCCCCAGTATACAGAAAAATAAGTGAGGTAAATATCGGTTATGTTGCTAATGCTAGGCGTAGCAAGATTTTGAAATTGCTCGTCGTAAGTTTCGGCATCGTGAAGTGTTGTGAAAGTGACTACATCGCTATTTGCTGACGTTATATTGCCGTCCGAAGCCCTAATACGGTAATAATACTGGGTGAGCGCCGTAAGTGAGCCTACATCGCGAAAATTGACATCTCCAGTATTGACGTTGCTAAGAATTAACGAAGTGAAGGCTGAATCGGTTGCCAAATCCACAAAATAAGTAGTCGCGCCAGTTACTTTGCCCCAATTAAGTCGGGCGGCAATAGCTGTGAGGTTCGTTGTGCCTAAAGTATCTGGTATTGGGAAATTTGTAGTTGTCGTAAGTGAAGCTGAAGTCCACGCTGATAAACCAGTTGCATTTGAGAAACGCAAGCGGTAGTAATAAAGCGTATTTGCCGCTAAGCCGCCAATAGTAAGCGCCAGAGTTTCTTTTTCTGTCGCCGCAATATTTTGCGTTAGTAAAAACGTTAGATTAGAGTAAAGTGGTGCGCTGAAGTCAGCGTTTACCGATACATCAAGTTTTAACTCTTTTATATACTCGTTAGTAGCAGTTTTTTGTATTTCAACTTTTATTGAGTTGCTATTTTTTTCTGTCGATATAATTATAGGTACAGATGGTGATGGAGGAGTAACTTCAATGCCAATAGACGAGGCAGGAGTAGTTACAGATATTATATTTGAGTAGGCAGATTCCCCGTTAAGACTAACAGCCTTAGTCCGATAGTAATATGTTGTCGATGGTTTAATTAATGTCATAAGTAGGGGAATTTAGTGTAATCTAAACCTAATAGAAAAGTTATATCAGTAGAACTAACAGCACCATTACAAATACCAGCCATTTGTATAATACCTTCAAAACCAAAATTTATAGAGGCTTTATTACCAAGTCTTAAAGGGTCACTTTGAACTATATTTGTACCTGAAAATGTGCTAATACTATCAATTGTACCATTTACATTTAAGTAACAATTTGCACCATTTCTATATGCTAAAACAACATATTTAGTGTTACTAGCTAATGTTACTGAAGATATTATTGTAAAAGTTGTTCCTAAGTTATTAGTAAACTCTGCATAAAAATTTGAACTAAGAATGTTTAAAGATATGCCGTTAGCTACTCCAGTTTGTTTTACTAAAATACCTTGTAATCCTAAACTATTTGTAGAGGGTATTGTACCCGTTTCTATAGCAGCAAAGTAAGTTATATTCCCTGTTATTTGCAAAGCAGTAGAGTTGGCAATAGAGTAATGTCCATTACTAGCACCTAAAAAACGTAGTCCAGTTGTATTATCCAATAAGCCCCGTAAGGGTTCTGTATTTACAACTGAAAATCGGCTTTTAGTGACATAGTTTACAGGTAATGCATAATAATCATCCCAATAAAACACTAAAGGCACTGATAGATTTTCAGATATAAGCTGATAACCAGATTTATTGCTGTACGGAATTGTTATTGTTACATCTCCTCCAGTATTTGTAGCTTCTATTCCAGCCCCTTTAAAATTAAAACTAGTTGCGGCAGAAGTTAACGTTGTATCTTCATCGAGAACTGTAATACTTGCTGCACTTCCACTTGGAGTTCCCCAACTACCGTCTTCGCGTAAATATCTTGATGTACCACTTCCTGTTGGAGCAGGTACAAGACCTGCAACTGTATAGGTAAAATTAGCAAGGTCGGAAATATCGGATTTGATAAGTGTTCGCCAAACTGGAGTAGCAGATATACTTCCATTTCCAGTTTGACTTAAGACTTGAATTTGTGTTGTCGTATTTCCAGCAAATCTTATAGGTGTACCACTTGTACCTCCGACAATTAAATCTCCAAGTGTTGTCATAGGATTAGCAAAACCACTAGCTCCACTCGTTGCCGATGTTACTCTTCCTTTACTATCTACAGTTACAGTTGCATTTGTATAACTTCCTGCTATCACACCTGAGTCTGTAAGTTCAGTTTCGTCAATACTTCCAGCAATTACGGAGAAAGTAAGTGTGTTTGCCGCGTCATTATAACTGGCACTGATTGTCGAGCTGTTTTGTACTAGCGCCGCTACTCGGTCATCAACTGATTCATTAAAGTTAAGTACATCCGTTGCCGCTACGTCAGCCTTGAGCTTGAACCATCGTCCTGTGCCTGAAGCTGGCAATAGTATCGATATATCATCAGCAGCAGCAGTCGAAGTTGAATTATAGCTGAACCAAGCATTGACTGACCTGCATAGTCGCGTATAACCATCCAGAAGCAAAGCTGTTGGAAGAGCCTTGATTGCTGAAATGTCTGCGATTGAATAACCTACCTTGATTGCCATTTAAAATCTGGAAGCCACATTTTTACAAAAAGCAATAAACTCTTCTTTATCAAGTATACTCTTACTTATATTAGCTTGTTTAGAAACCCACTCTAGATTATCTATGTTTTTAGATAAATCTGGATGCCTTTTTTGAGATTTTATATGGTCTAGCTGCACGTTTTCACCCATGATAAGTTTGTCTCCTGTGTAAGGGCAGTATGGATTTTCATAGAATTTTTGACTAAACTGTTTTACAATTTTAGTATTAGATTTACCTAGAGCAGCCCTTGTAACTTGATAAATATAATGTTTTTCGCAAACAAGTTTATCCAATAAGACTGGCTTTAAACAATCTGAACATAATCCTCGGCTTTTTCTACTATCCCTCCTTAATTTCTGCTGTTCTTTAGAGCTACCGTACCCCCTACTCTCCGCTATTTCTTTTGTACATTTTTTACAAGCCCCTTGTCTTGCTTGCGTATGACTGCCCCTTTTATAAAAATTATCTAAAGGTAGTATTTGAAAACAGTTGTTACATTTTTTATCTGTCATATTCAATTGTCAAGTAATTTCATCTATTATAACATGACATTACTTTTAATATCCAATTTTTACTGTCATATTTTAATAGTATACAATAGAAGTAGAAAATTAAAAAAGTGATAGGCGAATGGCGCTTACAGATAAATTAACCGCAGAGAAGGCTGGGCTAGAGTCTTATTTAGATTCTGTGCGTGGCTCTAAGCTTGAGCAAAATCAAATAAATA